CTCTGGCTAATAATCGCGAGTATCCGTCGATTATTAGAAGGGTTTGCCACTCATTCAACTCTCCTTTGTTTCACCCACGCAACATCTGTCACGCAGGCCGTGATTAACTACTCCGACTAGGGCTCCCCTCAGAGAGTCACCGCACAGACGAGCCTGCTGTGCATCCATGCGTTACCTCTCCTAGGCAGCTACCCAGTCCTCTGTTGAGCAGAAGGGCATGCGAGTATCCGTTATCACTCCCTCACGTTTCCGCGCCGGTGAGCCGCTCGAACAAGCGCCTCCCCCTTTCATTTGTCTGCCCGAAGGCGAGATGCCACACTCCTTGCACCTCCACTTTCCGCTCCCGGCCCTCGTAATCAGCTGGTAAGAACCACTTCTTACGACGCTTAGGGGCCAGGAGCTCCCTTTCCTTCTCCCACAACCCTTTGGGCCTGTAACTCAGGGCGCTTTGGTATCGGCGGACCTTCTTCATACTTAAAGAACTGATGAAAGTTCTCGAAGAAGGCCACTGATTTGTCTTGCGCCCCTTGTTAAAGAGGAGTTCGTAAAGAGCTATCCTCTCCTCATACGTCGTCTCTTCGGAGACTTGTATGAGGCGGTCATCCAAGGGTACACTACGGGGCGGAGGCAGTTGATAATACCACCGTTGGGTCCGGATCTGCTTGTAAACATTGGGAATCCATGACGGCATCCCAAGATCCTCCATACGGACGTGGTATTTTTTACAGATACCGCTACGACTAAAGGCGTCCATCCACTTAGGGCCTGCTTTAATGCAGGCAGTGGCCAAATGACGTAGTCCGTCAACGGTATAAGCCTCGCCCCCCCCCCTCCGCAGGTTCTGGACCTCCTTCCAGTCTTTTCCTTTTCTTAGAAAAGTCGTCGAATTGATTTCGGCGACTACCTGGGAGACACAAGTCTTCTGGAAATTAATTTTAAACCCAACGGGGTAACGGTTCAAAACATTCCTGCTTGTGCTCGAAATCAGGCAATCGTCGCCGTTAATCAAAATCGACGATTCGGACCCTCTTGCTGCCCACTTAGCGGCGCAGTAACTTGTCAAGCAGAGGAGTGGAAAAGAGAGGTAGGTGCCCATCATCTGCCCGAACGTAACCTTTGAACCGCGAACCATTGGGTAGAGCGACTCGCAGGCGAGTTGTTTCACACGACCGGGGATTGACGTAGCGCGCGACAATATCACACCAAGCAGAGCTTCGGTGACATCCAAGCGCAACCCGTCAGTTGCTCCCACCAAGTCCACGGAGGTTTGCCATTCGTGACGGCAAACTCGCTTAATCCGTGAACTTTTAGGTGGTCCCTTGAGAAGCCATCCTGTCTTGGACAGTCTATCATATATGGCTTTGTGTAGGGGGCCAAGGAGGTCGTACTCGACGGAAGGTATGCCCAGGGGGCGCACCTTCCCGGCACTAGGAACCTCCTTATAGCGGAGCCGGAATCTGCCTTTAACAGAAGAAGGCATTCGACCTCGTCTCGTGGCGACCTGGTACTCAGTTCTGTTACTGTTTCCAGCCCACCAGCCGGAACCCGTTGTAAGGGGTTCCTCCCTTGCGGAAGCTGATGGTATGAAACTTTCACAGAAACTTGTATAGTTCCGGTCCCAACCGACGGGGAAGAAGCGTCGACACTGTCTTCTGCAGAATTCCCGGAAGTGGGGGGTGGCCTCAGGAGGCGTGGCTTGGCAAGCGTTGGCCTTCCACGCGGGGAATCCTGAGGGGGGGGGGTGTTTCTCGCAAGTGAGATTTGGGAGCGCGCGTTTGATAGACGATAATGACTGGGCGAAGAGCCATCTATCGTAGCGCCCCAACCTTACGAGGTGAGGGAAGGGGCCGTCCCACCCGAGCTGGGCTCGGGGGAACGGCAGGGGGAAAGGTTTCTCCCGAGGGGGAGAAAGGAGATGAAGGAGATACTTGCCAAGATCGGCGGGTCCTAGGTCCGGTAGCTCACCTTTTGCCAGGTGAAAGCGAATCCGAACGACCTTCAGGCCCGACCTTATGGTCTCCTTTGTACGACGCTCGTTGACCGAGCAAGTACATCGTACGTTGATACGATGCTCGCTGGTCGAGGGTCGTACAGTTGGAGAGGGCACCGTCGCCGGTTTTATCCCTCCCGACCATCGTGCTGGTTCACGACATCGTACCATAACCGCAAAGTTTCGTCGTTAGACTTCGGAGCGGTATAGCACAGGTATTTTGCGCGGGTCGCAAAATAGCC